GGTTTCCGCATCGCGAAAAAATGGCATGACCAAACCTCGAAAGGCTAACACACACAAAGCCAACGACTTATGGACTGTCAAAATGATCGCCGAGAAATTGGAGATTACGAACGATCAAGTCCGCAATCTTGTTTCAACCATTCCGGTCGCCGCAAGCGACGGAAAGGCAAACCTTTACAACCCGAAAGATGTCCGCGCCGCGGCCCGAGCCAGAACCAAAAAGAACGAAGCGAAAAGCGGATCGCGTGAGTTCTATGAGATTGAAAAGCTCAAACAACAGATCCGAAAGCTGTCAGTCGAAGCAGACACGGCCGAGGGTCGAGTCATACCCAAGGAGCAAGTTCACGCGGGCTTTTTTCGCTTTGGTTCTCAGGTGAGAAACAACTTGCTTGAGATGGTCGAAAAGCTTCCCCCGCTTTTAGCTGGTCAAACACCGGATCAAATGCAGGTCCGCCTGAAAGAATACGCCGAGGGCGTTCTTGATACCTTGCGAAATCACGAATATTCCGACCAGTGAACATCAACGAATTAATGAACGATGTTTCGCGGGCTTGCTACAACCCGATCGAAACGGCATCGGTTTACAGATGGGCCGAGGATTCGTTGAGGCTTCGCGATAGCCCTTACGGGAACCAGTTTAAGCCGGACGAAACGCCTTGGCTCAAGGAGCCTCTTAGGTGCATTTCTGACCCGACGATCGAGACGATTGTCCTCAACTGCGCGGCTCAGTGTGGGAAGACAGTCTCGATGCAAGTCGCCTCTGCTTGGGCTCTTGCCAACTACCCCGGGCCGACGATGCTGGTTATGCAGGATGAGAGTTCGACCTTGGACATTGCCAAGCAGAGAATGATTCCGATGATCGAGTCATGCGAGCCGCTTCGAAAACAATTCCCCGAGAACCGGCACATGAAAACGAACACCGAGATTTTCTTCGCGTCGGCAACCTTGAAGATGGGCGCGGCAAATAACAACTTTCTTCGGTCTTGGTCAATCCGTTGGATGTTTGGGGATGAGTGTTCCGCGTGGAAGCCGGGCATGATGAAAAGAGCCCGGGCAAGGACGGTCCGCTATTGGAACCGCAAGCTCTGGTTTAGCTCTACACCCGAAGCCTTTGGCGATGATTTCGATCTCGAATACCGATCGGGCACTTGTGAACAGTGGGCTCTAAAGTGCCAAAAATGCGGCGAGTTGTTTGTTCCTGACTTTTACAAGTGCCTAAAATGGGAAACATCGGACGACACCAAACCGGGCGGAGAATGGGACTTTGAAAAGGTCGCTGAAACCGTTCGGATGGAATGCCCTCATTGTCAGCACCTACACGAAAACAACGAAACAGTTTGGCGGGCAATGGTTAACGGAGGCGGATACATTGCCGAAAACGACAATCCGACCCCAAAGGTTCGATCGTTTTCCTTTAATCAATTGACGCTTCCTCCCTCGGTGATGCCTTGGGCTTCGCTTGTTGTGGACTTTCTCAAGGCGAAACGACAAGCGGCCTCGGGCTATTTGTCGCCTCTAAAGGAGTTTGTCACCCTTCGACTTGCTCAACCGTGGAAGGAATCCGAACACATTGACACAGAGAGCATCGTCGCCGCGTCATACGATCCGGCCGGGGATTGGGAGGATGAGGCGCATCGATTCATGACAATCGACTGTCAAAAGGATCTCGAGTTGTTTTATGTCGTCATCCGCGCTTGGGCCATTGGCGGAGGGTCTCGCCTGTTGACCTTCAGGCGTTGCCATTCATTTGACGAGTTGCGGGCGCTTCAATTGGAATACAAGGTTGCTGATTCAAAGACATTCATCGATACGGGTTACATGACCGGATCAGTCCTTTCTGAAGCTTCAAAATATCACTGGATCGGCATGAGGGGAACCGACCTCGAGAACTTTCAACACTCAACGCCCGGCGGTTTTGTTCGTCGTCTCTACTCAAAGCCGACCCGCGTCAATCCCGCATCGGGCCGCGTCTCTCCTCCTGTTTTCCGTTGGAGCAACCCCGGCGTGAAGGACTCGCTTTTGATGCTTAGAACTGGCAGGTCGCATCCGTGGGAGATTTGCGACCTTGGGGATCTTGCCGAGGAATACGCGCGACAACTGGACAGTGAACGAAAACGAGAGGTGCAGGACAAACAAGGCCGCGTCAAACTGGTTTGGCAGCGATACAGGCGGGACAATCACGCGCTAGATTGTGAATGCATGAATCTCGTTGCCGCATACATCTGCAAAGTGTTCAGGGATCAAGAGTAATTTCACTTTTTACCCATCATATTGATGGGAGATGTCCGGCCTTTTTTACGCCTTCAAACTGATGATTGGCTTTTACTGCTAAAGTCTCGAGTCGCTCAAGCGATTTTGGACAACAGCACAACCGTAAGCTTTTCTAATTCTTCCCAGAGCGGATCGAAGCAAACGGTCCTCCCTCCCGCTGAGTTATCCGCTCAGTTGACCGACGTTTTAATCGAAAAAAGCCTTGTCACCGGAACCAAGCGAACCCGGATGACATTTGCCCGATTTGGACGATGAGCCTCCTTGATCACAACGGGCGACCGATCTCGACGGATTCAGCCCCCAAAAAACGCGGTTACGTGAACAACTATTATCGCGGCGCTGAAATCAACCGGTATCGCTCCGCGCTTAACTGGCACACGGCCGATGTAGGAACCACTCTCAACAAAAGCGTTCGTCGGCGATTGTTAGGATACGCGCGGTGGATGTTTGTAAATAGCGGGGTCTGTCGTGGCTCAATCAATGATCTGGCGCGTTACTCGGTCGGAAACGGGCTAATTCCTCAAAGCAATTCCGAACACGCCAACGAATACGAATCCTTCTTTTCTCAATGGGCGAAAGTTGCCGATCTGGGCAACACTTTCACCTTTTGGCAGATGCAACGCCTTGCATCGGTTCGGCTAGATGTCGACGGTGATCTCGGCTTTCTGTTCGTTAAAAAGCCATTTCCACAACTGCAAATTGTTGAGTCGCACAACATCGAACACGACGGTTTCGACGTAGGTGATCACGATGGGGTTTACGCAAGCGCCGCGGGTCGTCCTACTGCCTACAGTGTCCGAGACGGTGAAGACATCCGCAAGGTTTCGGCAAACGATTTCCACCTCGTTTTTGAGCCGGATCGCGTTGGACAGCTTCGGGGGGTTACCTCGTTGGCACATGCGACCGATCACATTCGCGACGTTATCGAGTTGCTGGATTACGAAAAGGTCGGGGTCAAAATGTCTTCGGCCATTGGCGTAAGTCTGCAAACCGCGTCGGGCTCGGCCGATGATGGAATGTCGCTTGTCGAATCTGGATACAGTCAGGCAGACACCGGAACGGTTCCTTGGGACACCTTTCAGGCCGGCATGATTCCAAGACTTCGCCCGGGGGAATCACTTGAATCATTTGCATCGAATAAACCGAGCCCAACTTTTCAAGGGTTTTTGGCTTGGATCCTTAAAGAAGTCTCAATCGGTCTCGGTTTGCCTTACGAATTTATCGTTGATCCAGCCGGGCAAGGGACGGCAAGCCGCTTCATTCTCGAGAAAGCTCAAAGACGCTTTGAGGAACGGCAATATTGCATCAAAAAGTTTTGTGACCGTGTTTGGTCTTGGGTCATCGCTTCGGCCATCAAGCGCGGCGATCTTCCTCCAAGCGAAAACTTTTGGTCGGTGCGTTGGCAGACTCCCAAAAAGATCACGGTCGACGCCGGCCGAGAAGCCAAGTCCAACCTTGACGCTTTAAAATACGGCAATCGAACCCTGTCCGAAGACCTCGGCGAGCGTGGGCAGGATTGGCAAAACGTGAGAGATCAGATCGAACGCGAGGCCGACGATCTGCTTGCTCGAGCAAAGCGGCTTAGTGAGGAACACGGGGTCAGCCTCGATACCGCGGTTTCTCTTATTTCGCAACGTACTCCAAACCCGACTTTCAACGATGAAGCATCATCTGATTAATAAAATCAAATCCGATTTGTGGGCTATTCGCCCTGATTACTTAACGACCCTGTATCATGCCGCGTTGGATTTCGACGGATCCGGCAACGCGTCCAACTCGCGAGGATATACCGTCGAAGGGTCAACCGCTGTCGTCCCCATCTACGGGGCTCTTGGAAAAAACCTCAACGAATTCGAAGCGTTGTTTATGACTGATTACAACGACATCGAAGCGGCTTTAATTGAAGCCGAGAATGACGAATCAGTTGAGACAATCCTTTTAGACATCAACAGCCCGGGCGGAACGATTCAAGGATTGCCCGAATTGGTTAACTACATGCGGACCATTGAAAAGCCGCTTGTAAGCTACACCGATGGAATGATGGCTTCGGCGGCTTACTGGTTAGGCACTGTCTCCCCTCACTTGTTGATTTCTCAAACCGCGGAGGTTGGATCGGTCGGGGTTTATGTGGCATTGCTTGACGAGTCCAAAGCCCTTGAGATGCAAGGCTATAAGGTCGAAGCAATTTCAGCGGGCAAATACAAACTCGATTACTCCGGGTATGAGCCTTTGAGCGACGAGGCCCGGGCTAGACTTCAAGCAAACGTCGACAAATGGCACGGACGTTTTAAGGCCGCGGTTCGAGTTAATTACCCCGTCGATGATGAATACCTCGAGGGACAAACTTTCGAAGGAGAGGAAGCTCTCGAGGTTCAAATGGCAAGCGGCCTTGTGGATAGCCTTTCCGATGCCCTCCTACTGATCAACGAATAATTTCACTTTTCATCCTCATTATAGAGATGAAAACCATTCTTAACCTGATTCAGGCAAACGCCGAAATCGCTAACCTCAAGAAAGAACTTGAGGCAAGCGCCGCAAGCGTTGAGCAAATGAACGCAAGCGTCGAAGAGCTTAAAGCCTCTCACGCAACCGAGCTGGAGCAAATTAAAGAAGCTCATTCGGTCGCATTAAAAGACGCAAACGCCAAGGTCGAACTTCTGACCGAGGCAAACGAGATTCTCGAGAAAGAGCAAAAGAGCGCATCCGAGCAAGCTGTCCAAGTGCTTGCATCGGTTGGCGTAGAGCAACCGGTCGAGGAAGCCGCCCCAGAACCCGAAGTTGAACAATCAATCGACGAACTGTGGGCCGAATACAAGGCGATTAAAGACGCAAAAGAGCGCCGCGCCTTCTACACCGAAAACATAAAACCTCGACTGTAAAGCAATGCCTACCAACACCTTAAACGGCATCAATCTGGCGCAAATAGCCGAGTCCACTTTGGACTACATGAGCTATGAGTTCGCCCCATTGAATGCCATCACCCGAGATTTCTCGGAAGACGTCGCCCAACAAGGCGAATCGGTCACCACTCGAGTCCCCGCGTCTGTAAGCGCCGTGGATTTGTCCAGTGGTTATACTGCCCAAAACTCCGTGACAACTGCAAAGGCTATCAACCTCGATTCGTTCTTCGGTTACGTTTACGGGTTCAGCGATGCGGAAGTTAGTAAAGCTGGAAACTTCGATTGGCTTAAAAACATCTTTATGGCTCCGGCTCTTGAAGCTGTTCAGAACAAGCTGATGGATAGCCTCGGGGCACTGATCACGACTTCCACATTTACCAACACGCCGACCACACAGGCAGCAAGCGGTTTCGATGCCGATCATGTGGCCGATCTGGCAGCAAGTCTCAGCAACCAGAAGGCCCCACGTTCGGAAAGAGCCTTGGTCTTGGGAAGTTCTTACGTCTCAGCACTCCACAAGGACACCGCGATCGTTGACGCATCCCAGTATGGAGATGATCGAGGAATTAAGAATCATGCTGCGATGCGTGTTCACGGATTCGACATCTATGAATACAACGACATTTTGGCAAACGGCACCAGTTACGTCGGCGGATACGCTTTGCATCCTTCGGCTTTGATTATGGCCGCCCGCCAACCTGCGACACCTTCAGACCCCGGTCTAGATGTGGTTAACACGTTGACTCCCAACGGGATGCCTATCCAATTTCGGTCGTGGTATGATCCCGATGGGGGTCTTTACAAAGTCTCCCTTGGTGTTCTTTACGGCGTGGCAGTCGGGAACACGAATGCGTTGACCATTGTAAAAACACAGTAGTTTAAAAAATTAACATATGCCAAGTAACACGCTATCGGGGATCTCGCTTGATGCGATCGCCGACAAAACTCTAGACGTTCTTTCGAGTCGCTTCTTTGAGCTTTCAAGGTTCACAAGAGATTTCTCGACGGACATCAAAGACAAGGGCGCGTCTGTCAAGACGAGGCTTCCCGGTAGCGTGTCGGCTGTTAATCTGGACAGTGGTTACACTGCCCAAAATTCAAGCACGACCGAAAAAACGATCACACTCAGCGAATACCGCGGGTATGTGATCGGGCTAAAGGACAAAGAGGTTAGCTTTGCAAAGTCGGTTGAGTGGCTTGAAAATATTTTAATCAAACCGGCCGTCGAAGCTACTGTTCGAAAAGTGGTCGACGACTTGTTGAGTTTGGTCACGGCTTCGAGCTTCACAAATGCCATTACGGTAACGGCTCAAAACTTTGACTCAGACGATCTTGCCGATGCGGCAGCGACCCTCTCAAACAACAAGGTCGGAAAGTCTTTGCGATCCGCTCTGGTTGGCTTTGATTACTTTTCATCACTGCAAAAGGATGAGGTTCACATAACCCCGGCCAAGGCATACGGAGGCCCGCAAGCGATCCAAGATCATGACGCGCACATGATCCACGGAATCGATGTGACCGGTTACGAGGGCATTCCATCGAACAGTGAAAACCTCGAGGGAATTATCGCCCATCCAAGCGCCTTGTTGATTGCAGCAAGAACCCCGGCGCTTCCTCCGGGTCCAAGGGTGGACAGCGTGAACCGAATCACCGAACACGGGCTTCCTCTGCAATTTCGCCACTGGTATTCAAGAAATTTAGGCTTACACAAAATCAGCGTTTCGGTCCTTTACGGAACAAGTGTCGGCTTGGGCGATAGCTTAATCAGAATCAAAAGCGCATAAATTTAAGAAAATGATAGTCAAACCATCCTTCACGATTGGAATCAAGGAATCGGGCGAAATCGACATTTTGAAGATCGGGTCCGCCGAGGATTGCAAGGAGACCTTGCTTGATGAAACCAAAACCCCATCGGGCAAATATGTTCAGTTGCAATATTACAGAAAGCCTCCGTACAGCAAGCGGCGCGACATCAAGACTCAGGCCGCGGAGGCAACACCCAAAAAGAAACGCGGACGCAAGTCCGAGGAATAATCATACCCGTCTCAAGCTGGCTTGACATCGCCTCGTCTGCAAATGCGCGGGCGAGGCGTTTTTAATCAATGGCAACCTTACGACTAAAAGAATTTAGAAGCGATTACCTTTACGAATTCGCGTGGTCCAATGCCATTGATACGTGGTTCTCGATTGACTCGACATCCGATGGGCAATACATCGAACTACCTGTTGACGGAACAAACCGGATTGTCGTTCGGGTTACATCAAATCAAGCTGAATTTGGCGCGAAGGCATACTTGATCCAAAAGGGCATTTTTAACCCGATCATTCCGGCCACGGTTTGGATAAATTACAAATATGTTTATCTAAACGTAACCGATGGATCTGGGACATTTCGGGCCGACTCCTACGCCAACAACTACTCGGACCCGGCTCATGCCTTGGTTGAATCGGGCTCGATTATCGACCTTCAAGCTTTCAATCAGCAAGTCGATCTCGAGCGGCAAATCGGGGTTGTGTTTGATTACAACGGAACAAAGCTTCGAGGCACAACAACAAGCCGGACCGATTCAAAGAACCTCGAGGCGGGAGGATATGTGGAAGGGTTCGAAGCTATTTTGACAACATCACGTGAGCAGTGGGTCAAGGCTGGAACAAGTCCAATCCTTGGCGCTTCGGTGAAGCTTGCGGGTGTAAAATACCGCATCGCAACAATAACAATAAACGGGGGCCATTTTGATTTGGCCTTGTCAAAACACCGTGGCAGTTGATCTAGCACTTGACGAAAAAGCCTTCAGCGAAAAGCTAAAGCAATACATGAGGTATTCGTCGAAAACGCTTGCTGAAGCCTTAAATCATAGGGCCGTTAATATTAGCTTTAAGGCTATTCGGCACACTCCAGCGGCAAAAAAGGGAAAAGTTAAAAGCGACATGCTTAAAACAAGCTCGGTCGCGCCCGGGGTGCCGCTTGGTGCGATTATGGTTCAAAAGTATCTAGGCAACAAAAAGCCAAGATATGCAACGACTTATCAAAAGCTCGACGGCAAACACGGAGCAAAACCTTTTTCGCCGAGGGATCCCGGCTTTTCAGAGAACATGCGGCAAGCAGTCGAGGATCTTATTGACTACCGAAACTGGTCTCGGGGTTACATCAAGGCGGGTTGGTTTGGTGTTATTCGCGCTTTGCGAAGCGTTCAAAGGATTAAGCGCAAAGGCCCGAAAAGTGTCAAAGCCGGCCCAAAGGCATTGAGGCAAGGCAAGGCAAAGCCCGCAAGGGATGGATTTAGTCCGAGGGCAATCATTGAGAACTACGTTCCCGGGGCCGCTAAGATCGGGGCAAACGCACTAGGAAAAGCGATGCAAGACGATATTCGCGACATGAGCAATTACTTGATTGCAAAACTTAAAGGCAAAGCCGAGGCCGGCGATCGGGCATACAAGCGACTTGCCACACAAAAGGCGACATCCCGATTCCTTCAAACATATTTGGGGCACACAAAAACCTTTCGTTAAACGATGAACATTCGCAAGGCATCCGAAAAAGCTTTTGCCGCTTATTTGAGCGACTTTGTAAGTTGCAACATTTACGAAGCGTTTAGGGGTGAAATTGTCGAGCATCCTTGCGCCATTGTTTCTTGCTCGATTGGTCAGGAAATGCCGCTTGATTCTGGCAACTTCGAAGTGTCGACCGACATCATAATTCACGGAAGCATTGACGAGGCTATCCCAAACGCAACCGATCAAGTCGATGCAATTGTCGACGGTGTAAATGATGCCGTTCGAAACATTGACCTTCCAGCCGAAGCAAGCGCAAAGCTGAATGATTTTACCGTTTTCGGGGTCATGTCTAAAGAAGGGCCGACAACCGAATTCGACAACGACGAAAACATTGTTTCGTCAGTTTTTAAACTCACAACATTAAACGGAAACATTGATATTTAAAAATTATGGCTACTGTAAGCAAAGGATCGTCGGTGCCTTTTGGCATTGGAAGCGGATCGGCAAAGCTGATCAAGTTTGAAAGCGGAACTGAAGGCAAGGTTTTCTTGCAGGATGTTCGATTGTCAATCTCCTCGTCGTCTCAGGAAATTATGGACGGCAACGGAGAAGTCACCGGCAAAATCTTTTTTGATAAAAGAAAAACTTTAAGCGCGACAATGTTCTGGACTGCAAACGGAAACACCCAAACAGCCGAGGCGGGTTTTGCTCAAGATGTAGAACCCGGGGACGAGTTGATTTTAAATTACTCCGAATGGTCTGAGGTGAACAGCGATCAAGCGGACAGCCTCACAGGCAACCCCGCAAACGGAACCGGTAAGTTTTGCATCGATACAATTGAGAAAGTTCGCACTGCCGGCGGCATTGCCGAATTCAGCATCACGGCCGTCGAATACGTTGCAGACCTGACTTGATGCTCTGGATCTCCACAATCGAGCCAAGTCCATACAGGATCGAGGGGTTTGACCTTGAGCCCCTTAGATTTGGTCATTGCTTGTTGATGGAGCGTTTTGATGAGGGCAAGCCAGAAAACGAGGTTCCGAAACCTGTTGATCTTTGGCGATGGCTTAACATATGCAGCCGATCACACAAGGCAGCAAGGCAATGGTTGACCAAAGATCTGGGGAAACCTTTCAGCCTGTCTCGTTGGTCTTTTATTAGGACAATGAAAAATCAAGACCGATTTCTTGCAGCTTTGGGTAATTGGTCGGACTACATGCATGAAAACACGGCGACGCCTCAAACCTTAAACCCAGTTAGTTCGGGAGAAACACAAAGCGGGGTTCCTCGTTTGCAGTGGCTTTGGAATACCGCAATTACTCAATTGAACTACAATCCGCTTGAATTGTGCGAAGCTCAGTTTGGACAATTGGTTTGGAGCGTTCTTGCAATGAGCGATCAAAACGGTTCGATTCGAATTATTGACGACAAACTCGAAAAAGTTTTTGACGATTTAAAATGTCAGTCTTCAGCTTAAAAGGAATACTAAGCCTTGACGGTAGCAAGTGGCGAGGTGGGCTTGACGCCGCCCAACGTCAAACAAAGCAGTTTGCAAAAACTTTTGCGATCGGCGTCGGAACCATTTTAAAAGCGCACCTTGTAACAGCTTTAAAAGACGCTTTTCTTGATGGTTACAGGCAAGTAATGAATTCGCTTGATAAGGCCGCAGGCATTAGGGACAGGGCAACAAGGATCGGCGTTACTCCAGAGCATATGCAAGGACTTGACTACGCGGCAAGGCAATCTGGAGCAACGGGCGAACAAGTGGTTGCCGCGGTCAAGGGGCTGGCAAAAACATTGCAAAGAGCCCGAGAGATGACGACCGATCCACTGACTGGGGCTTCGGTCCGTAAAGATCAAGCAATCTTCGACACCTTTCAAAAGTTTAAACTGACAACAAAGGAAATCGATCAGATGTCGGGGGCGTATATTTTTCAACGCATATCTGAAAACGTTCGCCTTGGCGCAAATCAGCAGGACAGGAGCGCCGACTTGCAAAAGCTAATGGAGGAGGCCGGCGATGCTTTGGTTCCGATGATGCTTGCAAACATACCCAAAACAATTCAGGAGGCTAAGGCCAAAGGCGTGATTGCCGGATCTGCGGGGTTGTTGTCTGCTGCCGGCTTGAGCGATTTTAAAACTCAAGAAGAGGAAAAAGCCTTTGCAAAAGCCATCAACGCGGGAACGTATGGAAAAGATCTACTGCAAACTGCGATGGATGCAAAAACCCTTTATGACACCACGTCGTTGCAAATGATGCAGGGGGCCGGATACGTGAACAATCGAATAGACAGAGCCGGCTTTGCTTATTCCCCCTTGATGGATGCTTTTGGTTTGGGCGGTGTAAGTAATGCGATTAAAGATTTAGACACCACATTGACAACCCGAGGGGTTAAAATCTTGGAGGAATAATGGCAGTTGTTTCTAAATACAGTCCCGGGATGAACGCGGCCCCGCTTGTTTCAATTGAAAGAAACTGGACGCGTGAAAATGGTTGGTCGTCTGTCTTCACATACACCGGGCCGTTCTCGGTAATTGATGGACTTCGGAACAATTCGTCGGTTGTCGGCGGCGCTTCTAATATCAGCGTAAGCAAGGACAAGAATCTTGGAACCCTTCGCGTTTCCTTTCAGAACGACGACAACTCGACGCCCGACGAGTTTGAAGAACAATCCAACACTTGGACGTTCACCCCATACGAAAACCAACGCGACCTTGCCCTTGCCCCAAAATACTACCCGGCCCGCAAATACGAGGAAGGGTTTCTTGACCGCGTAGAGCAAGCCGTTGAGCAATATCGAAGCGATATTAAAACAGCCATTGCGGCGCAGGCTGCGGAAAAGGATGATCCCTTTTACTTGTTCACAACGGACGCTTTAGGGGCTAGTCAAACAAAGGGCAAGCTAACCCGGCCAAGTGCAACGAAAAACGGTATTACCGGGGCTCTTGCTGCTTCTCGCGCCGAGGAATATGCGCGGATGTTGCTCGAGGGTTTTGATTCTTACGACACCTCACGATACACCCTACGCAATCAAATAGTCGTTCCGGCCGGAACATCGGTGACAGTTTCGCACCTTGGCACCGGCTACCAATGGACAAATGATCAGGTCGTCAACGTTGTAGCATCTGGCAACGCGCCGCTTGCACAACGGACAATCATCGGAGATCTAACGACATACTTTGGGGGAACTTATTGGTTGAAGAAAGCGCCGACAATTCAGCAGATCAATAACGGCAAGTTTGAGATTTCAACCGAATATGTAAATTATCAGGCGTATGAATTGCCGACAGAAATCAACCCCGTTTATGTGCCGTGAGATTTCGCAAGCTGACCAAATTTAGTCCCAAGGCAATCTTGCAAGCCATCACCGAGCTTCAAGAGTTCGTTGCAATGCTAATCCCTCGAGAGTCTTCGGGCACACTTCGCACCTTTGGCAGCGGAGGAACCACGGTAAAGGCGAGTAAAGTCGCAAAACAAACCGGTTCGACCACTGTCACGACCAGCGGCAACAATCCAAGCCGGTGGGCTTAATTTCACTTTTCCCCCTCATTATAAAAGGGCTCTAGTCGGCTTGACCGGATATGGAGACACTTCCCCCATTTGGGGCGCTCTCCCCTGCCCTGTTAACTACTTCCTAAAATGGGCACCATTAAGATAATCGGTTTCGATGAGCAAGGACAGGCTCAAAGACTTAAGATCAGAATTGCACGAATTCTCGATTATGATCCTGTTACCTCAACGGACAAAGAGAACATCCGCGAGACTCTTGGCGTTGACGACTCATTGAGCGGCGCTTTTACAACGGATTTAACGACCACGCAAAAACTTGGGGCGGGCACTGCATCCCCATCGCACCCGCTTGAGGTTGCTGGAACCAATGGAAGTTTCAGCATTGCCGCCGATGGCAACACTGCGAGCTTTTCGCGCAAC